TTTTCCTTTCGTCGTTTGCCTCTAAGTAGAACAATAACACCTTCCTGCACTTTTGCAAGTCTATTCGGTGTTTATTACATCACATTTTGATAACGAAAAAACCCCCCTGGTGAACTAAGCCAGAGGGGTCTTTCCCTAGATACTAGGAGGCAACCAGTATCTTGCGGACTCGTTGTGCGGTGTCGTCGCCCAGAGGAAGGGTTTCACCCTCTTCCCCTGTGCCACCAGTGAGAACGACATCACCAACGACGAAATCTGAACCAACCCAGAAAGTCTTGTCCCAGAGTTTCTGTGCGGTTGTGTTGTGCGGTAGCCCTACAAGTTTGCCTTCCTCGTTGAGCCACATAGTCAAGTCTTCTGCTAGGTCAATAGCCTGAACCCAGCCACCTACTGCGGACTGTAAGTCCTGAAGAGTAATGCCGTCAAGCTCCTTGACTTCACCTGTTGCGGTTAGAACTAGAGCCTTCATTAGGCAGCCCTTCCCCAGATAATGTCCTGCACTTCTTCATCTGTCATAGTGCGGTAAGTCATTGCGGTGCCTGTGTGTGTCTGCTCGTATACGGTGAACTCTGTAATGTAGCGAGAGCCTGTAAATAACTCACGCACCTTCTTGATAGTGTCCACGTGGAAGTTGTATTGCGCTCCACCTGCGGTGATTGAAATTCCGTATGTCTTCATTTTGTGCCTCTTTCGTTTTGTCGTTTATGCGGTGAGCCTCTCACCACACGCTTAATCTAGCACCTTCCTGCACTATGTCAAGTCCATTTACTGTTTATTACATCACATTTTGGTAACAAGTTTCTAGCAGTCTCATAGCCATAGTGCTAGCCCTGACATCACAATAACTCCCCAGATTGTAGGCAGTCGCCAGGTGCTAGGCAGCCTGGCTGCCAGGTCAAACTTTGACAAGTTGTTTTGACCTGTCATCAACTTATTTGCTACTCGTCAGTAACCAGCTGACCAGTCTGACTATCAACAACTGAACAACATAGCCAGCCCAACCAAGATTGCTAGTAGCCCAGACCATCAACAACCTAACAACTTCTTAGCCTCAACAAGTCAAGCCCACCTAGACAAGCAAGAGCAAGCCTGACAACAAGTAAAAGCAAGCCTTGACCTAACATCTCAACATTGTTTAGCCCCCTAGACCAGAGGCAAAAGAAAAAAGATGCACGAACATTGCCTTGCCTTTCCTACACCTACCCCCCTGCCTCAAGAAAAAAATAAAAAGCACATAGGCATTAACCAGAGAACAAGAAAAAGTTTTTGAAAAGAAAAAAGCCAGGGCCAGCAAAAAAAGCCCGGAACGATTTGGCGAAAGGCCAAATAATAGCAGAGCCGTCTGACAGGCCAAAAGTAAAAAACGTTAAGGTTCATAAAATCGCTGCTGCCGTACAATGTATTGGCTCCGTACGGCACCTCTAAAATCCTGTACACTATAGAAATGAAAATCCCTCACCTCTCAGCAGATGAAGTGGCTTTTATCAATTCCTTAGATAAAGCTTCCGCTGAGTCGCGCCTTCGCGCTTTGTGGGAAGCAGGTTGGTCTCTACAAGCTCTTGGCTCTTCTTTGGAACCTGCCAAGCCAAAGACAACCATCCACTTCTGGGTACGTCGTGCTGAGATTGTTGAGCAGCACAGACCAGTGCCTTCTCCACCACCCCGCTCCTTCACTGTCTCTACCCCTGTAAAGACAGCGCCCCGTTTGAGGACCATTTCTCCGGGCGTCCCTCCCAATGTAAAAGACCAACTACGAGAGCTTTCTGACCAAGCAAAGCGTTATAGAGCAAGGACCCCAGATAACCACCCAGTATCTGTAGCCAATCAGCAGTTGACTACGATGGTGAAGACCCTCTACACCTTGGGTGTACCTACCCAAGCGTTGGCAGAGGCCGCTGGAGTCTCCTACCGAGCCATGGCTCGAAGGATTGCTAAGTGAATACCGTTTTTAAGAATAAGACAGGCTCATACGCCCCTGAGGAGTTGGCTGTGGTTGTTTGGTCCAACCCAAAGATAAAAAACGGCAGAGGTAAGCAAGTCAGAGCTTTAGAGACTATGACTACCGATGATTCAACCCTGCCTATGGTTTTTCCAATTACACTATTAAAAAAGAGACGAGAGTGGAAGAATGCCACCTTCGTTAATTCATCCAATGATGTCTTTACTCTCCTACCCAAAAGTCATAGAAGCGTCCCTTTGATTATTCCTATGACTATAGCCAAACAGGCTCTCGGTTGGGACAATTTCTACATCCCTACCGAATACACAGAGGAATAATGAGAAAGCAACTAGACGTATTTCCAGCCATTGTAAAAGTCATTTCTCCGGGCTCTCTTTCCGATCTTAGCCTCGCCAATGTCACAGGGGATTTACCTCAAGGGACAAGGAAGTTGGATAGGTGTCGGGTGGCAATTGTCAATGACACGATTCTGATTGCTGTTGACTCCCCAGAAGGTCCCAAGCTGGTCTTCCGTGAGAAGGTTGTTGAGATGATTAACGAGAAGGGTCTAGACCGCGTAAAGACAGAATCAGGCAAGATGCTTGCCTTTGTGAAGGACACCAACTGCGGCTGTGGCTCTCGCCTAAGAAGCTGGAACCCATTTGGCAATGTCGTCTCATCAACGGAGGACCCAAATGGCTTGGTTTGAGTTCGCCATCCTCGCTCTGGCAACCTATCGCATCACCAGACTAATAACGCGAGACGTTATTACCGAATCAATCCGAAACCGAGTGTGGAAGAAGTACCCTCCAGAGTCCTCAAAGCTTGGGTACTTGTTTACTTGTGAGTGGTGTATGTCAATTTGGACAGCATCACTTCTCTACGGATGCTTTATCATTACATCAGTAACTGTTATTGTTGTCGTGCCATTCGCACTATCAGCCGTAGCAGGTCTGTTGACTGCGTATGAGGACAAATAATCTCGTGCTCCGTAACAAAGTGAAGGGTTAGACAGTGGCTGTATTCAAGAAAGATGAACCACAGGAGCCAGTAAAGGCTGCACCTAAGGCAAAGTCTAATTCTACTCGTCGTCCTCGGACTAATCGCTCCCGTCAGGTTGTAGCGCCAACACCAACACCATCAGGCATTCTTTCAGTTTTTACAACTAACACTCCTGCCTCATCTGCTGCATACAACGTTCCTCGTTCTCTTACTGCAGCAGCAGTTCAAGTTAAAGTAAATGACAAAGGCGAGTTTGAACAATTTAAAAATCGCAGAAGTGCATCTTCTAGCGCATGGCAAGCAGAAGCTTGGGAATACTACGACGCAATTGGTGAAATTAAATACGCATTTAATCTTGTTGCATCTGTTGTCTCACGCATTCGCATTTACGCAGCAGCAATTGATGATGCTTCGCAAGCTCCAGTTTCAGTAAACGAATCTCGAGTTATTGAAGAGCGTCTTGCATCTGCCGCAGAGCGTGCACTAGAACGCCTTAACTCTGCATATGGAGGACAAGCAGGTCTTCTTAAGGATGCAGCACTAAATCTTTCTGTTGCTGGTGAATGCTATTTAGTACAAATGCCAGCACGTCCAGGAACTGGAACACCAGAGTCTTGGGATGTTCGCTCTGTAGATGAAGTTGTTACAGATGCACGTGGCGGTTTCAATGTTATTGGTCGTCGTGAACAAGGTGCAGGACAAGGTGGCGGTGCATCATTTGGAGTAAGTAGACTTCAAAAGAATGCATTCGTAGGACGCATTTGGCGTTCACACCCACGCTTTTCTGATGAAGCAGATTCATCACTTCGCGGTCTACTAGATCTTTGCGCAGAACTTCTTCTCCTCAACAGAACATTCCGTGCAACTGCACGCTCTCGTCTCAATGCAGGAGCACTTTATCTTCCAGATGGACTTTCTGTTGCAGCACAAGGTGACCCAGACTATCCATACGATTCAGAAGACGGTCTTGGTTCAGGTTTCACTGCTGAAGAAGCAGAAGATGAATTTGAAGAGCAACTTATCGATGCGATGACAACTCCGATTCGCGATGAAGAATCTGCGAGCGCCGTTGTTCCTCTCATCATTCGTGGACCTGCAGAACTTGGCGACAAGATTAAGCAGTTCAAGTTTGAGCGTTCATTCGACCCAGCACTTGCTGAGCGTTCAGACCGTGTACTAGAGCGCATCCTTCAGGGACTAGATGTTCCAAAGGATGTTGTAACAGGTCTTGCAAATGTTAAGTACTCAAACGCATTGCAAATTGACGAAGCACTTTACAAAGCACACATCGAGCCATTGATGCTTTTGATTTGTGACTCTTTGACTGTTGTTTACCTTCGTCCATATCTTCTTGCAAATGGATTCACAGAGTCTGAAGTAAACCGTCTTACTGTTTGGTATGACCCATCAGCGGTTTCAACTCGAAACGACCGTGCTGCAGATGCAGATGCTGGCTTTGACCGCATGGCAATCTCTGGCGATACATGGCGTCGTGCACATGGATTCTCTGACCAAGATGCACCAACTCCAACAGAAGTTGCACTTCGACTTCTACAAGAGCGTGGAGCAATTACTCCAGAACTCACAGAAGCAATGCTTAAGGCAGTAGCTCCTGAAGTTATGGAAGCAGTTCAAGCAGTAAGCCAAGAGTCTTCTGTTGCTCCAATGTCTCCAGAACTACAAAACCTTCTTGATGGTGCAATTGGAGAAGCTCCAGCAGCAACACCTACCGAAGAACCAGCACCTGCAACCGAGGAGGTTCAGCAGTAAATGGCTGAAGAGACTTGCCCTCCAGCAACACAGGATATTGCACTTAATCTTGACAACCGCAAGAAGGCAATTGATAGTGCAATGTATGGACCACTTAACCCTGCAGAACCAAACGAAGAGTATTGGACTGCACTAGGCGCTGAGTGGGGCGTTGATGTAGAAACTGCAAAGAAACAACGTTGTGGCAACTGTGCTGTCTTTATTCAAACTCCAGAGATGCTCTCTTGCATTGAAAGCGGTTTGACAGATAACGCAGATGAGTTTGATTCAATCAACGAAGCTGGCGAACTTGGTTACTGCGAAGCATTTGATTTTAAGTGTGCATCAGCACGCACATGCCGTGCTTGGGTTGCTGGCGGTCCAGTAGTTGCTGCAGTTGACATTATTGACGAAGT